AATTTATCAACATAACCTTTGTAATGTTTACTGTAATGTGTTTTCATTGTTTCTGCATCAATAAAACTTTCCAAATCATTATAATCATAAGGTAATTTTTCAATACTAATTTTTTTTATTTCACTAATAATATCTTTTTTTATTAATGAGTCTTCATTAATTTTTAATTCAATTTCATCTATTTTTTTTTGAAAGGATTTAAATATTATTTTTTCTTTCTCTGGATTTTCTTTTTCAAATTGTTTTTGGATTGATCCTGAAATTGCATTAGCTTCATTTTCATTTTTGCCACCAATGTGTCCTGTAAATTTTCTTTTTTTAATTGTCATTTGGTACTCGTGAACCCATTCATGTGATATTGTTTTTAATATATCCCTATTAAGTCTATCATTAACTAAAACCAAAATTCTTCCGTCATTTTTTCTTTGTCCTGTTGTCATACCATCTTTTCTATCTTTTAAAAATTCAATAGTTAAATCATTTTTTAAAGGGTATTTATCTTTTAAAAAATTAACAAAACTTTTTAAAAGATTTAATTGTTTTTCACTGGCAGAGACACCATCAAATTTAAAAAAAATTTCCATATTATAATAAATATCACCTATTAGAAGAAATCATATTTAACATTTCTTCAATTGTTGATGCGTCGTCCAATAATAAATCATCTCCCATGACGGTTGATATAATTTTTTTCTTTCTTGTAAGTATATCATAGATTGCCCCCTCAATAGTATTTTCAAATAATGGGTAATAAACTGAGGTTGAATTTTTTTGTCCTATTCTATGTGAACGGTCTTCTGATTGTGCGTGTTCTGCGGGTACAAATGATAAGTCATTCATAATAACCGCTTCGGCTGAAGTTAATGTTATACCAACACCAGCAGCTTTTAAGTTACCAACAAATACTTTAATTTTATCATTTTCTTGAAAATCGTCTACCGCTTTTTGACGATGAGGTTTTGAACATGACCCGTCTAAATAAACTGCAGATTTACCAAAGTGATTATAGATTTCTTGTAATGTGTCTGTAAAGTTTGTAAAAATTATTACTTTTTTTCCTTGTTCAATAATATTTTCGGCTAACTCAATTGTTGATTTAACTTTTTCTTGAGCAATTACTTTTCTTACTTTCATTAATTTACCAAACTGAATGGTAAGTGACGAAGACTCTTCTTGATTTTTATCGTACCAATCGTAATATTCACCCATTAATTCTTCATAATCTTTTGACTTTAGTCTTAAATAAACGGGGGTAATAATCTTATCTGGTAAATCTAAAACTTCTTCTTTTAATCTTCTTAGAATATGTGTTTGTGTTCTTTCTCTTAATTCATCTAAGTTAGATGCTCCCGTAACATTCCAAACTTTTCTTTTTCCAACACTAAATTGATAACCATTACAATACCTTTTTGCATATGCCATCCAATTTGCAGCAACAGGACTATCAACCAATTTTAATAAATTAAAATAGTTCATTGGTCTTGATGTCATTGGGGTTCCCGTTAATAGCCAAACTCTGTCTAATCTATCACATAAATCATTCACTATTTTTGTTCTTTGTGCTTGTGGGTTTGAAATCATGTGAGCTTCATCCATAATTACAAGATCAAAATTTGATTTTAAAATTATAGAGTCGTCTTTCTTTTTTGGGTCGTGAAAGTTTTTTAATATATCATAGTTAATGATAACAAAATCAGATTCATCTGAAAATTTTTTACCTTCTGCAATATATACTGTTCTATCTGAATAATTTGCAATTTCTCTTTCCCAATTTATCTTTAATGATGCTGGACAAATTATTAATATTTTTTTTGCTCCTGTTTCAAGTGCAGATATAATAGTTGATGTTGTTTTACCAAGTCCCATATCATCAGCCAAAATAAACTTTTTATTTCTAACTAATTTTTCAATCGCTTCTTTTTGATGAGACATTGGTGCCCTGTGATTGTATTTAGAATATTCAATTACAACATTTTTAACCTCGTTATCTTTTATTAGTGCTGATTTAGGTATCCAAAAATCATGTAAAGTTTCTCCACTAAATATTTTACCCCATATGTGGTATGATTTATCTTTTTCAACTAACAACTTCTCAACATAAATTTCTGATGGTTCTTTTGTGTACATTTTATCTTCCATCATTTTTTTACCAAAATATGAATCAAGTTTAACCCATTTTTTTGCAACCTTCGGTACTCTTCCGTGAAAATTTATAATGTATTCGGCTTGTGGTCTTGTAGGTGTAAATGTCTTACTATTTTGTTTTTTGTGTTTTAAATTTAAGATATAGTTATTTGACCCAACATATTCATCTAATAACTGAAGGGCTCTTGTTTCGGGAGTTTTTGAAATTAATTCTTCCATTATATTATAAATAAAAATAGTAAATATTATAAAAAAATCAACTTTTTTTTTTAACGATATATTTATATGTAAAAATAATAAATCAAAAAAAAAACGATGAAAAGAATAGTTAGATTAACAGAATCAGATTTAACAAGGATTGTTAGACGTGTGATTAAAGAAAGTGAATGGACAGACGAAGATGAAAAAGAATTTAAAGATCATGAAAAATCACTAACAGAGTATCTTGATGATTTTTACTATGAGTTTGATTTTGATTATGATAGTGCCTTTCCGGAATTTAGTAGTGAGTCAGATAAATTTGATGATAAATTGATGGATTATATCTTTGATAGTAAGGGTGAGGGTTTAAGCCCATCAGAAACCGCAGCAATGATACGAAAAGAACCTTGGTTTAGACGATATGTAAAATACCTTAGATAAAAAAATAATCTTTTATATAACCCCACCCCATAAAGGTGGGTTTTTTGTTTATAAAGTATTTATATATATGACACAAAAAATAGTACCAATAACTAGATTAAATAAGTTTTTTTCTGAAGAAGATTTTAATTTGGAAATGGATATGGGTATGGAATGGCAAATGGGTGATATGAATTTCAACGTAGTTCTATATCGCGTTGATAGACAAAGAACAAATAACGATGATGTTTATGGTGAAGCATTAAGTGACGGGATCCAATTTTTGGCTCCTGTTGAAATTAAAGGTTTAGTTAAAATTGATGCACCAGCTAATAGTGATTACGGCTCTTCAAAACTTTCACAAATAGAACCTGGTAATATGACATTTAGTGTCTACCAATCACATTTAGATCAAATGGCAGTTGAAATTTCTTTGGGCGATTATTTGGGTTATTATGAATCTGAAGATAAAGTAAGATATTACAGTGTAGTAAATGATGGTAGAATTACATCGGATTTAAAACACACATATGGTGGTTATAAAAAATATTACAGAACAATAATTGCAGCTCCTGTAACTAACGACGAATTTAACGGAATATAAAAAATGGCATTACCTAAAAAACAAAAAAAATACTTACCTTTAGTTCCTCAAAAAGTTGGTAAAGAAAGAAGACAGGAACTTTTAGAGGATGTTACAAAAGATGGTACTTATTTACCAAAAGGTGTTTTACATGCCGATTTAGATAAAGGGGTATTAGATTTTGTAAAAGAAAAATTAAAATTAGTGGTTGACGGTAAAACCGTACCGACTGTCGATAAAATTATCACAACACAAAGCTGGTCTCAATTTACTGAAACTTGGAAATTTCAAGATTTAGATAAGAACGTTTCTTTACCATTTATTATTACCGTTAGACAACCTGAAGTTAAATATGGGAAATTTCAAGGAGGTGCTGCTAATATACCAGAAAGGTTAAGATTTTTTTATTATTCAGTTCCGACTTGGGATGGTGATAGAAAAGGTGTAGATGTTTATAAAGTACCCCAACCAATCCCTGTTGATATAACATATAGTGTGAAAATATTTTGTAATAGAATGCGTGAAATTAATGAATTTAATAAACTGTTTATGCAAAAATTCACATCAAAACAAGCATATACACAAATTAAAGGGCATTATATGCCAATTAAAATGGAAGACCCTACAGATGATTCCGTTAAAGAAATTGAAAAAAGAAAATATTATATTCAAACTTATAAAATAACATTGATGGGGTTTCTATTAGATGAAGCCGAATTTCAAGTATCACCTGGTATTACAAGACAACTTACAATGTTAGAGGTTGATACTTTTAATAGGTCTAAAAGAGTAAAAATAGAACCACCAAGACCAGATAATTTTGATTTAGATTTACTATTTGTTTCTGGTAACACCCAACTAAATGAAGTGTTTAGGTATAGTGCCGATTTAAAAATAACTGAAGTTAGTAATACAACAAATTGTTACAATATAAATTATTCGGCAATAACAAATACAAATTTAACATATACAAATTGTTCGGGTACTACAACAACGTTATCTTTAAGTCCCGGAAATACAGGTACCGTTTGTTTAAAGGGTGGTACTACACCATCATTTTCAAATATAACAGGAGCAACATTTACTGATGGTGTTTCTTGTGCGTCAGGTTATTCTGTCTTTATAAATAATAATTATATCGGTGACGATTTAGACCTTATACAAATAACAAATGGTGATACATTAAAAATTATCGTATATAAAGAAGACAGTACAAAAGAAACTATTATTAAAACTAAAGCGTTATTACAATAATTATTCTCCGTATATATCTTTTTCTTTCGTACAAGTTTTAATTATTAAGTTTTCTAAAAACTTATAAAGTTTTAATCCATTTTCTTCACAATACTTTTTTAATAAGTTATGCGATTCTTCTGATATTTTTATGTTTTTAATTTTTTTCATTTTAAAAGTAAATAGTTAAGGTAGAAAAAAGGTAGAATTTATTCTACCCTCTATTAAATAATTATATTTTATTAATGATTTTTGCAATTTTTGATTGTATTTATATATAAAATAAATTAATTAAAACCTTTTAATAATGGCTTCAACAAATAAAGTTTTTGTATCTCCAGGTGTCTATACCTCAGAAAGAGATTTAACTTTTGTGGCTCAAAGCGTCGGTGTAACTACTTTAGGTATTGTAGGTGAAACACTTCAAGGACCAGCTTTTGAACCAATCTTTATTACAAATTTCGATGAGTACCAAGTTTACTTTGGTGGTACAAGTCCTGAAAGATTCGTAAACACACAAATACCTAAATATGAAACATCTTACATTGCTAAATCATATTTGGGTCAATCTAACCAATTGTTTGTAACAAGAGTTCTTGGTTTATCAGGATACGATGCTGGACCTTCTTGGTCGATAACAACAATTGCCAATCCCGATCCATCAACAATTGCGTCTACAGGTAATACCACTTTACAAACATTAACATTTAGTGCTACCTCAGCTAGTACTACAGTAACTATTATTCCTACATTATTATCTTCAGTATTTAACAATGAGTATACGACTTTTGAAGGAGGTACCTCATCATTAAACGAAGATTTCCAATCATTTATCTCTTCACAAGTAACTAAATTTATTAATGGTGGTACAGGTGCAACAGGTGGAAATGCTGTATTTTGGGGAACTGTTAGTGGTGGTACCTTTAATGCTGTTACTGCAACTACTTTATATGGTGTAAACCAAGTTACCGCAACAAGCGAAACGTTTGGCGTTGACAATGTAATCTTATCAAACGCTAATTTATCTGCGTCAACAAATGACGCTTGGTACTATGCTTTATTTGACTATACAAAACCATCTACTACCGGAAGTTATTATGGGTTTGGTTTTGGTGCAGCTTTAAGCGATATAAGTACAGGTGCAACGTCAACAACATACACAGGTACTTGTTCAATTTATGGTACATACTACTCAGGTACCCCATATTCAACTTATGATGATATGGTAGTTGCAACTTTAAGATCAAGAGGTATTACAACCTATAGTTCAACACAATCAGGTCCAAGATACGAAGTGTCTGCAACGACAGATGCGTCAATGGTTTGTACGGGTTCTTATTCATCCATTAATAAAGATCCTTTTGGAACATTTGTTATATCGGGTACAACATTTGATAATGATATATTTAGTTTTGAAACTTCTTTAGAATCGGGTAATTCAAATTATATCTCTAATGTATTTGGAAAAAGTAATTTTGGAAAGGATAGAACTGATGTTCCATTATTTGTTGAGGAGGTTTACCCAAGTCTTTTATTAAATAGTTACAGAGAAGGTAAAATAAGAGGTTTATATTGTGACTTTATTGCATTACCTGAGGCCAGATCTTTAGATACACAATCTATAGGTTTCTATTTAGAGCAATACCAAACACCTGAAACACCATTTGTGGTTTCAGAATTAAGAGGTAGTAAAGTTTATAAATTATTTAAATTTGTTCTTATTTCTGATGGAAACGCCGCTAACAGATTAGTTAAAATTTCAATTGCTAACGTTTCATTTAATAATGGTACATTTGATTTATTAGTAAGAGATTATTTTGATAATGATTCAAATGTAAGAGTAATTGAAAGTTTTACAAATTGTTCATTAGATCCGTCACTTAATAACTACGTAGCGAATAAAGTAGGTACTTCAAACGGTGAATATCAAGTTAAATCTAAATACATAATGTTAGAAATGAGTGATGAAGCACCAATAGATGCTCTTCCTTGTGGGTTTGAAGGTTATGTAATGAGAAGTTATGCAAACGCCACTTCACCATTTATTGTATATAAAACTAAATATAATAAACCGGGTGATACTTTATATAACCCACCTTTTGGTTCATCTAACGGAGGTGAAAATGCAGTGATATCAAATGGTGAAAACGTTAATAGAGTATATCTTGGTATTTCAAATATTACAGGTATTGATAGCGATTTCTTTGAATATAAAGGAAAACAATTACCGGCAAATTTAGGAACAGATACTACTGGACCTCAATGGTCTTATATGACCAAAGGTTTCCATATGGATATAAATGC